GTCGCATAAGGTGCAACAACCGCGTTTTACTAGTCTACGCCTGACAAAACCCCCTTAAATCTCTTTAAATTGGCACCAACCACCAATACAACAATAAGGTTGCGGAACGAAAATACCGTTCTTTAAAGTCTACGATAAAAGACCAAAGCAAAGACCTAAATGGAGTCTGGATCCACCTGTGTGACAAAGAGATCCACACCATTGCTACCAGGGAAGACACTAGCTCCCGAAATAAATACCCCAATAGATCCTGGAACACTAGAAGTGCTCTTAATGAAGATAGTAGCTTCCATAGTGGAAGATAGAACTGCACCAGACGGGTTCACAACGGTGGAAGCTCCACCGTTTTGTAAATCTATCTGGGTTGTAGTATTTGGACTAGTAGTAAAACCAGGAATAGTCACTAAAGCTGGAGTTCCAGCCCAGTAAATATCCACCTTATACACAACCCCAGGAACCGAGTTAGGAATGGCGATGCCAACGCCATCACAAGTAATAGCCAAATTTCCCTTCTGAGTTATAGCTGTAGCACCAAGGGGGGCTGCAGAAGTAGCTCCAGTACGGAAAAGATGAACTCCAGCTCCAGGAATGGAAGTAGAAGTGGGTTGTACAGGTTTGAAGAATTCGACACAATAACTGACCCAAAGCTCACCCAAATCTTGGACAGGATTAGAGGCAGAAGCAAACTGGAAATTACCCAGATCATACAGTCTGAGATCTTGTCCGGTTGGCGGAAGACTGTCTCGAATATAACGCTGTGGAAGAATGGTCTGATTATCAGCACACTCAACTCCATGCATTAAATTGATAGTAGGTTTAGTAGAAACGGCGAATTCAGCATTCTCCATTTGTTGCTTAGTAGTATACAAAGGTGCATCAGCATTATAATTGGTAGACATAACAATAACTCCTGGAGCCCCTCCAGTAACGAAATCTGTAATCAGTGAACGAAATTCAAAGACTAATCCATGAAATTTATATTCTTGGTAGTTTTCAGCTACTGTGGAGAGCCAAGGGAAAGTAATTGCCATGCCAGGATTCAAAGGATACTGTCTATTAGTGAAAACAGCAGTTCCTTGTATATCTCCCAAATATTCACGGTGACAGACCACATTGGTTTGCCTCGTGGAATCAAATTTAGGAATTTGAGATCCATTCATCATAACATTATATGAAGGGGCAGTACCAGAAAGAGAATAGTCACCGGAACCAAATATAGAACCAATTCCAGTTCCCAACCAGCGTCCTATACCGCGTCCGATGGAAGCATTGCCAAACATACCGCCAATGCGGTTGCCGACTATTCCACCAGTGTCACGAAAGGGTCTCTGTTTAGGCTTCTTTGTAACTGTAAGTTGCTTAACAGCTTTTACAAGGCTGTTGACAGGTGCATTTGAGGTCGCTTTCCTTTTGCGCGTACGTTGTTTTCGTTGAGACATTTGTATTGGATACCGCAATGCTCAACGGGACTATTCATTACTCAACAACCGCTTGGTGAATCCGTGTAGTCTCTTGGCGTTTTGATTAGCACTCAGAGAGTTTTGGTTCTTTATGTTGAGAAACCCAATAAGGTTTACGTTCTCCAACGGGATTAGTTTAACGTCATACCAGGACGAAAGAGCGAGGGGGCTTACATAGGCACCAACTCAAACCAACCACTATGTTCCACAATGGGAAGAAGCTGTTGTAAATGGGGACTATGGCGAAGTTCATAAACAAATTGTTCATAACGCATTAGGCAGTCGTCGAGAGTAATCGGTCTAGCTGAAAGCAAGTTAAACAACTGCTTTGTCACATTGACTGGTTCACCGACTCCACTAAGGAACTTGGTGGAACAGAACTCAAAAGAGTCTTCTGTCACCATATTCAACATTCCACACGTTTTACCCAAAGTCGAGTAATGAAACTCAGCGTTGGGAACAGGTCGTTCAACGCTATCATCACCATTGGCCATAATAAACGGCTCAATCGCTTCCATCAAGGCTGCATGTTCGTGATTAATCACTCGCGCTGCAGAATTGGTACTAGAAGTACCATACCACCCTGACGGCATAATTCCGGGCGTAAGTTGTTTATACATCTCACCATCACTCAGAACTACGACTTTCCTAGCCACACAATGAAAGTGAGCTTTTGCAAGCTGCCACCACAGTGTGTCCTTACCGCCATTTAAAGCGGCTCTACGTTCAAGGTCAGCTTGGAAATCCATTTCTTGGAAAGACCAATCCCAACCCTTCATATCAGTTTCCATAAGGCCACCCAAAGCATGTGCTGACACGTAAGAACATATAAGAGAAATATGCTCATCTGTCAACCCCATGCCAGGTTTCATTGGAATGCTATCCCAAACCTCAATCTCTGCACTATTCTGTGCAGAAAGAAGTATACGAGCAATAACATTGTCAATAACACTCATGGAGAAAATCAATCGAAATCGCCCCTCAGATATTTTGGCTATCTTGTGAGGTTCATTCTTAACAAATAACTTAACCGGATCCGTTAAACCGTGCAAAACCAACTCCCAAGGATCTTCTATCGATAAATCGAAATCTGCTAAAAGCTTCAATCGTTCATAAATAGCTCCTTCTAATATGGGCTGGTACATTCCTAAGAGCGTAGCGTTGTCTCGAGCGAGAACTGAGCAAGGAAACCCTGGACCTGATTTTCCCGCAAGTTGATTTTCGAGGAGGAAACGAATTCCAATAGCTTCCGGCGAAGGAAACCTTTCTCCTCGTAAGAACTTACGTTCCAGAGCTGCTGGTACTTTCGAGTTTGGCAAACTCGATTGTAGAGCTTTTCCTGCCTCCGGGTGAAACGCACAACTAGCACGTTTGTGTCTACCGGCTTGGAGTCTAAGACTTCTGAGCTCTGCACCAGCGCCGCGGGGGGGGCTGGACCACTTTGAGAGATCTGGCCATTCCGCAGAGGCGCGGTTGATACAGGGAGACTTAGAGTCTGGACCGCCAAAGACTCGATTGGAACACCGTCCGAGATATTCAAGTCCGATTCCTTCACTTTGACCTTTCGCTGCTTTCGTACTCTCTGTTTGGCAGATTTCGTAAGAGGCAATGTCGTAGATAAAGCTGAGGTTCGGCGCATCTCCTGCAATAAACTTAGGATCCGGTCGGTTGAAGACTGGGTCAGTTTGTTCTGGAGGCTCCGATCCCCCTGAGGAAAATCCTCATCATTTTGAAGGACGGGTTGTGTTCCTTTAGAGAATTGGAGTGGTGTAAGAACAGACGGGTCAATCAGGGAAGAGGGCTGATAAACTACTGGCGAAACAGGAACTGCACTCGAAACGACTGCACTTTCCCAATCCCACTCTACTTCATCATCCGCCCAATTTGTCATGACTTTACTAAAAGTAATAGGAGCATCATAATCCATGGGCTTAAACCTAAGTTTCACATTGCGTCCTTTCTGTTCCACAGAAAACTCTTTACCGACAGTTTTAAAACGAACCGTACGATCTGGCTCTCCATCTAACTCTTCTTGTATTTGGAAAGTAGGAACCCCTTTGGTAGGAGACTCTATGGTTTTCATTTCAGCCCAAAAGAGAGAAGTACCAACATTATAGTCTCCTAGTGAAGTGACAGAACATCCGGTGTGGACGCCTACTACTCTACCATTAAAAATTAGTGGTGAACCGCTAAATCCAAAAGTAGTGGTGGCGTAATGACGAAGTCTAAAAGCCTCCGCTGGCTTGTGTTCAACTCGACCTGAAGCTAGACCAAACTGTCCGTTTCCGTCGAATCCATAAACCGTACACCTACCTGAGGCATGTAAAGCACCCGACGCCAATTTCTTAACGCCGAGAGCTGCAAACACAGGATGAGGCACTCCGAGGACCATTATATCAAGATCATTTTCACTGGATTCTAGATAGACTTTCCAATCAAAATCAATAGGATAAGTTTTACCCTTATGTTCAAGATACGGACTATCCGCTTTCCAAACTTCAATCATTACGTGAGCAGCAGTCACCAAGCACGGGCCATACGTTTTGTATCCAATACAGCTAGCCATTCCAATAACGGCTCCACCACTTCGAATACTCATTACTCCTTCGGTTGTTACATGTTTCTCCCCAGTCGGAACGAAACTACT